CACCAGTGTTCTCCCCACAAGAAATGCCAGAACTATCGCTCTATGTCTTAGAACCCGTCATAAATCACATCACGTGATTCTCGATCGACGACCTTTTGACCCATTTTCAAAAGGAGATCCTCAAACATATCGCGGTAGCTTGACCGGTGGTACAGTAATGCGTACGAATCCGCCAACGAAGGCAAAACTTTCGGATCCACGTGTAATAACGTGAATGCGTGCTTGCCCTTGTACAGCGGTTCGACACGTCCACCCGGATAAAACCGCATACCCGCGAACTCCGATTGATAGATTGGATCCTTAACTTTGCAGAAGGAAGCCATCGTATCAAGATAGGCTCGCGTGTTTTCAGGAACCGATTGCAGAGTGTCATCACCCATACACATTATGGTTCCTGGCGGGATATCATTTTCGAAGCAAACGCGGTGGTGCATAAGCACTTGTCCTATTGAATTATCTCCAATAGTAAGCACACAGCCTGACTTCATAACGCCAGGATTCCTCTGCCTAAGCATGAGGCCTCCACTCGTTATGAAAACGGGATCGACGAAAAGGCTTTTATACCGCCAAGTCGCCAAATCTTTCCATTCATCAGTCAGGTTTTTGCACAACCGCATCCTCACTTCGAGGATGAATTCCATCACCCAGATTTGAACGGTCCAATCCCAACATTTCTTATCCAGAGCCATTTGTCGTTCAGTGGGGATTGATCTCCAACCTCCATTATATTGACTCCATCCTATCTTTGGGGGAACGTAATTCCAGTTCTGCACCAGTTTCTCGTTCATCTCTCCAAAAATCATGTGGTCAATTATCTGATCGATTACAGAGACCGAACTGATCAGGCGATAACGCCCATCTTCCAGTTTCTGCAATTTGTGCGGCTCCGGCTTTATGAAAAGTCGGATTGGATCGGCATCACGTTCCCTAAGGCGTCGCTGCACCATTTCCCAAACCTGGTTCTTGCGCAGCAGTGATGGTTGTCCATCAACGGCGCGGAAGAATTCCTTGTTTGTTGGGCATCGTCGCATATAGGGATATCCGGGAGAACTCGTCCAATCAATTTTGGAGAGTACCCGTTCGTAATGCTCGTAAGTCATGAAGTCTGTGGGAATTTCCCACTGAGCATCCATGAATTCGTTCAAAACTCCGTTTAGAATAGCAGTTTTCGCATTTCCAGAGGGTCCATCGGTACGCGTGTCTCGTCTTAACACTGAGTGGTAGGCGAGACTCCGCATTTCTGCGTCATGGCCGAACTTTGGCCAACCATAACCTTCAGCAGCTCTTTCAAATCTGCTGAGATACTCCTCTGGGAAGCTATCATTTCTGATAGGCTGCCCTCCGGCAACGGAGAGTGGTTCTTCTTCTCCGAGAATCTCGAACTCCTCGAGGATTGATTGCTCTTGTTCCTCGGTGAGCTCGAGCGTTTCTCTAAAAAAGAACCCATCTTGATGATTTTTCCGGATTTTCCGGTATCACTCGGGATGGCGCTTTCCATTTGGACTTGGCCAGTCTTGTGATTACTGGCGATGTGATTGTCCAAACGCATTTGGGTTCTTGTCACGATATTGCACAGCTTGCAAGCATACTTCTTGCGCGGCTTCTTTTCGCTGGGTGCTGTTTTAGCAACCTCAGCGTAAGACGGTTGTGCGCGCTCCATGACAACTGGCATTTCGCGAGGTTTTAAGTCGCGTACTGCCTGTTCCAGAGCTACCAACCGATCATTCTCGAGAGGCGGCTGCTGAGCACGAAGCTCACCAACCGCTCTTTCGAGAACCGCCAATCTGTCCAAGACGCGAGCATTAGCGAACGCATCAAGCATGTCCTGATGCTGAACCTCAATCAAGGTTGTTCTTCCCGTTTGATTGTGATTCACCAATTGAACGCCTCCCTGTGGAACGGCTACACGCACAGGCCTCGAGCTATTCGAGACTCCTGGGCGTGGACGACTCTCAAAATCGAACTGCTGATCGTAATTAGCAGCACCATCGAGATTCCAGTCGCTTCCCGCTCCATATTTCTTCTCTAACCGATCAAGAGCTGCGATACGGTCGTAGAAGTTTTTACCGAAAGATTGATCCTGAACGGCAGACAAATACCTGGACTGTTTGGGTTCAACATTTGTATCTCCGGTATCCTCATTCCTAAGCAGCAAAGACATTTCAGCCGTTACCAACTCGGAAGAGAATCCCATGTTGAACGCCCCGGTCGCTCCCTGATGCACTCCCATGACGAGGTTTTCATTCATGTAGGCAGCTCCACTCATTCCTGGTAGAGTACTGCCTTCATACGAAACCATCCATTCCTGGCGTGTCTTTCGGATGCGTCCGTTTGACTGTCCGGGCATTCCCGTGCATGTCACCTGTACGTTCTTGGACTCATTAGCCCACTTGATGTGCGGTGCTCCAAGGATTGACCACGTTTTCGCTGACAGATTGACGTAAACCAAATCACTACAACCTCTGCTTTGAGTAGCATTGATCGTAACGATCAGCTTGCCGTTCTTACCGACCAACAAAACGTTTTCCCTTAGTTTTCCCTGCACCGACAACTCTAGGACATGGCGCGGCACCACCAAATAATCGGCGAACCTAACTCCATATCCTATGTGTTCATCAGTAAACGTTCCGGGGATGCGCACGGCTACCTGATTATCAGGTATTTCCGCTCGTTCGAATCGTGATCCTTCGCGCACTGATTCCATGCGAATCCCTCGCATCCGCTGAACAGATCGTCTGCCAGCTGATGCAAGCACATTCGCAAAGCACCAGAACCCGAAGGTCATTACTGTAACACCGGTTATTGCCAACCACATCATGTTATCACCTTGAAGATTCAAGATTAGCCAATCTGACGATTCGGTTATCACCTTCCTCGTCAGTTGGTCAACGTTCTCTTGGAAAACTTCCGTTACTTTTCGAACCTTGACCTCTT